GTGGTGAAGGAGTCGGTCATCGCCTCATAGGTCGGCGTGAACATCGACACGTCGTCGTCGGACCGCCAGAACGCGTCATCGGCGCGCAGACGCAGCGACACCTCCTGCCGGCGCTGCTGCGCCCCCCGTAGAGGGTCGGTCGGGGCGCCCTTGAACCATCGGATGTTCGCCCACCACCGGCCGAGTTCCTGGGTGTACCAAGACAGCTCTGATTGCTGCTTGGCGTCGATCGAAGCGATCAGGTCGGAGACGACTTTGCGGGTGTGGCGGGCGTTGCGGCCACGGCACACAAGCTTCGCTTCCACCTCGATCGGGTCGTACAGCGCGTCGATGTTGGTGACGCCGTCCTGGGTAGCGCCCTTCTGGTCGATGTGTTGCCACGGCGGGATCAGACCTTTGAGTTCGATGAGGTGCGCCGCTTCTGGTGCGGCGTACCGGTCGGGGATCGAATAGCCGCCCAGCAGATGGAATGTCACCGACCGGTCGTAGGCGGACAGTTGCAGCAGCGGCTGAATGCCCTTGGTGATGTTCCACCAGCCGTGCGGGGTGACCGGCCCTGCCGGGTAGACGACGGTCACATTCCCGGCCCGCCGTACATGGCGCCCAGGTGGTAGGTGAGGTCCTTCCCGGCGCGGTCCTCGGTGGCGTTCTGGTTGTTGTACTCCAGCTTCTCGATGTTCAAGCCGGGTTGGGCGCCGCCGCCGCCCTGGCCTTGCTGGGTGGAGTTCGGGCTTTCCAGCGGCGCGGCTCCCTGCCCCTTGCCGGCCATGTTGGGCAGGGCAGGGGCAGCGCCGGCGAAACCGCCGGCGATGCGGGTCAGCCAGTTGCTGTTGGCGAGTTGCGACCCACCGGTGGGCAGGAACGTTTCCATGAGCCCTTGGACGCCGATCCCCGCGGCTTGCCCGGCGAATTCCACGGCACGGGCGCCCAGCTTGATGCCCAGCTGGGCGGCTTGCCCTGCTCCGGGAGCCAACATGTCCAGGCCCGCGCCGCCGGCCTGGATAGCCATGTCGACAAGTCCTCCGGACTGGATTCCGATGCCGCCAGATCCGCTGCCCGATGGTGGGGCCAGTCCGCCGATGCGGGTGGCGGACTGGTTGGGCAGCGCGCTCGGAGCGGGCGCGAACTGTGGTCCGACGCCCATACCGCCGCCGCCACCGGACAGCGGGGTGGGAGTGGTCAGGGCGGGGCTGGTCAGCTGGGTTGGAGTGAGCGGCGCGTAGGCGGGACCCGCTACCGTCGGCGCCGCGTAGGTGGATGCGGTGGACGCCGGCGCGGGAGTGACACCGACCGGCAGGTAGTAGCGCTTCGCGAACTGGGGGTCGAGGGCACCGGCCGCGCCGGCGCCGTATTGGGCGCCGCCGCCCGTGGCGCCTCCGCCCTCGAAGTTGACCCCGTTGGGCAGGGTCGCAGCCATGTGACCGCTGTTACCCGGGTAGGGGTTGACGCCGACGTTGAACGCTCCGGGCATGTATCCGGGCCGGAAACCGAGCTTCGCCGCTTCGGCGTCGGAGGCGAAATTCGTGGTGGAGAACGCTCTCCCCGGACCGGATTGCCCATCCCGCAACACTTCATACAGGTCAGATACCGACCCGGAGCAGTCTGCAAGCCCGTTGACGAGATCCGATGCTGGCGCGTAAGAGGTTCGCCCGGAACTGAACTGGGCCAACCTGAGCATGTCGGCGACGTTCCCGCCGTAGGACTGCATCGGCACCCCGAGGGTGGCGGCCACGTCGGAGTACCCGCCGGCGCTGTATCCGCTGCCCGCGTACTGGTTGTTTTGGTACTGCGTCCCGAATACCCCGCGGGCACCCAGGATCCCCATCAGCCCGTGCCCGCCCTGAGTGGGGGCGGCGTTGCTGATCGCCGACAGGGTGCCCATCAGCGGGGCGGCGGCTAGGTTCGCGATGAACTTTGTCACGTTCTCGGCGATCCCCGCCAACCCCTTCGAGATTCCGAAGTCCTGGTCGATCGACGCCCCGATCTCTCCGAGGTCTTTCGACATCCCGCCGAGTTGCTGGGTTTGCTTCTCGAACGTCGATGTTTGGGCCTCCATGAACCGCATCTGCGCCTCGTCGGCGCTGCGGCGCGCCTCCTCCAGGTCGTTGCGGGCGTTGAGGATGTCGCTGGCGGTCGCAGTGTTGGTTGCCAGCAACTGGTTGAGGCGGGCTTCCTTCTCGGCAATCTCCGTCTGAGCGTCGGCGACCGCGGATTGCGCCGAGTAGATTTGCGCGGACATCGGCACACCGGGCAGCAGTCCGGGCATCGCGGCGAGCGGAACGACGGGGGCGTCGGGCAGTTTCGGCCCGGAGGATCCTGCGCTTCCGGGTGCCGCGTTGGACGGGGTCCAGGGCGCCGCCGGACCGTAGGGAACCGGGGCTGGGGTGGCGGTGGGGGTGTCGCCGGGTGCGGCGTACGGCAGTCCGCGGCGGGCCCGTTGAGCGTCTCCCGCCGACGCGAACGACTGGGTGTCGAACCCCATCATCTGCGACACCATCGCCGGGGACAACGGATTGCCCGCCGAGTCCCGGTAGTCGACGCGGATGACCTGGCGGCCGTCGGGCAGGTTCTGGACGGCGAAACCAAGCTTCTCGAGCTGGGTTTTGATTTCCGCGGAGTTGTCCTTGATGACGAACTCGTGGGTGTTCGGGATCTGTTCGATCCCGCTCTTGACCTCTTTGAACGAGGCGGCGAACTGCCTGTTCGCTTCCTCGGAGGCGATTGCGTCCGCCATCGACGCGGTGAACCCGTCCCTCAGATCGAGCAGACCACCTCGGAGCACACCGAGACCGCCTGCCGCCGACCGCATCTGGTTCCCGGCGTTCTGCCAGCCGTCCACGAAGTCGTCCACCCCCTGGGTGGCGTCGCGAATGGATTCCCCAATGCCTTTGAACCCGGGGATCTTCGACAGGACGGTGCCGGTGATGTTGCCCAGCTTCATCAGGCCTTCGATGGCGGTGCCCAGGGTGTACGCCAGACCGTCGGACACTGCCGAGGTGACGTTGAGCCACGCCTGCGCCAACCCCATCATGCGGTCGGCAACGGTGGCCGTCGCCGACCCGACGCCCGCGACGAACGCCATGATCTGCGGCTTGTGGGTGTTGACCCAGTCGACGACCCCGCCGAGCCCTTCGACCAGTTTCTGGCCGACCTGCTGCCCGGCCGCGGTGTTGAACACGTCGTAGAAGGACAGCTTCAGCGCCTCGGTGGTGTTGGAGATGCCCTCCATCACCCCCGGCCAGCCCGCCATCTGGGCTTTGGCCATGGAGGATGCGGTGCCGACCCGGCCGATCGACGCCTCCATCTGGTCGAAGCTGGCGGCGCTGCCCAGCATCGCCGAGCGCATCGCGTCAGACCCGAAGAGGATGTTCGTCTCAGCCTGGAACTGTTCGGGCGACATCCGCCGCTTCGCCTCATCTAGTTGGCGGAACAGCTCGCGGAATCCGACGAACTGGCCGGTCCCGAAGTCGTACAGCGACATTCCCAGGGCCTGGATGGCTCCCTGCGCCGGGTTGCCCTGGTCGGTGATCGACTGCAGCGTCGTTTTCAGCAGGGTGCCGGCGTCGGAGCCTTTGATGCCGGCGTTGGCCAGCATCCCCAACGCGGACACCGTGCCCTCGATGTCCTCGCCGAACCCGCGGGCGATTCCACCGACCTGCTGCAACGCAAGCGCAAGGTCGGGCATGTCAGCTGAGGATGCGTTCGCGGCGTTGGCCAGCACGTCGGCGACGTGCGCGGCGTCCCCGGCGGACAGTCCGAACGCGTTGATCGCGTTGGCTTGCACTTCGGCGGCTTTCGCCGCGTCCATCTGAGCGGCGGTCGCCAACTGCATGGTTCCCCTGGCGCTGGAGATCGCGTCATCGACGGTGAACCCGGCCTTGGCCAGTTCGGTCATCGCCCGGGCGGCATCGGATGCCGACACCCCCGCCAGGGTGGTGTCGGCGCCCAACGCCCTCGCCGCGGCTGACATCTGCTGGGTTTGCACCGATGTCGACCCGGTGACGCCCTGAAAGTTGTTGACTGTCTTGGAGAAGTCGATACCGGTCTCCATGACCGACTTGAACCCGTCGAGGACCAGGCCGGCGGCTTTCGCCCCCGCGGCCACCAACGCCACCGCGCCCATCGCCGCCGCAGCCCCGCCGACGAACGCCTTCCCCGACATCCCGCCCAGGGCGGAGAACTGGCCGACGATCCCGCTGGACTGGCTGGTGATCCCCGACAGGAACCCGGGCTGGCGGGCCGGGGTCGCTGCCGCTGACTGCACCTGCTGCAGGTTCCGGTAGGCGGTGACAGCCTCACGCAACTCGCGCTGCTCCTGGCGGCGGACCCGCGACACCGCCTCCGAGGACCGCACCACCGCGGTGGAGGTTCGCGCCTGCATGTCGCGGGCCCGTTCCAATTCCTTCTCCGCGGCGGTGACCGATTTAGTATCCCCGGCGGACCGGGCCTGCTTCAGCTTCTCCTCGGCGTCCTCGGCCCGCTTGGCCGCCGCCCGAGACTTGTCGAGAACCTGCTGGCGGGCCCGCTCGGCGACAGTGGTCTTGCCCGCCGCGTCAGCGACCGAATCGAGGGCCTTCGCGTACCCGTCGACCGCCTTGCGGACATCCTTAGCCCCGCCCGCAAACGCCTTGGAGAACGACCCGGACGCCGCCTTCCCTGCAGCCGTGAAGTAGTTCTCGGCGCGGTCGGCGACCGTTTTGAACGAACGGTCATCGGCCTGCGCCTCAACCTTGAATGAGATCGGCATGCCTCACCACCTTCCGCTCTCCGTCACGACCAACCCAAAGGCCCGAACAGGTCCTCTTCGACGTCGGCGCGCAGCTGCGCCGCCTCCTGGGACTGCTCGGCCATCTCCACGCGCTCGACCGGGTCGAGGAAGACCCGCGGCGTGTAGGCGCCCGGCCGCCCCACGTACCAAGACGCCCGATACAAAGCCAGCTCCTTGTGGAGCTCTTTGAGCATCTGCATCCACTCCGGCCACTGCCCGTCTCTGCGGGCCCGCGGATATGGGGAGTCCTCAGACCGCGGATGCTCCAACAGGACAAGCAGCCGCCGGCTGGACATCACACCGCGATGCCAGTCGAGGATGTCCTGGCCGCGGTCACACAGTTCTGCTTCGATCGCGGCTGGCAGCTGCCGCCACACCGCGATAGCGATGTCAACTTTTGGGATCGGACTTCATGCGCTCCTCCAATGCGAAACGCTGCTTGGCCCAAACGAGTTCGATCTCGTTGAAGTTGACCCCGCCGGCTTTGGCCCGCGCGGCGCCGTCCTTGCCCCACAGCACGATCGCCAGCCGCTCCGGCCATGACGGCCGGACCCGTTTCCCGCCTTTGCTGTGCGGGTAGACGACGTCGCCGCGTTTGATCAGCGCACCGTTCGGGGTCAGCACGTCGGGATCTCTGTCATAGGAACGCATCTCGTCCTGAAGGTCGTCCCACCGCTCCTGCTGGTCGTTGTCGAACAGGTCCTTGTGCGGGATCTCGAACACCTCGCCGTCGGGGCGTTCCGGGGTGGGCGCAACGCGACGGAACTCCGAGCGTAAGAACCCGTAACCGTCTTCAGACGCCTGGGCTCGCGCTTCGGCGGCGTTGACGACGTGACGGCGCTTGACGCCGTCCTCTTCGCTGCTGTCGGACATGGGGGCTTCCTTCCGTGGGCTGGCGGAACTACAGGCGAGGGCCCGCCGGGCGGGGCGCTAGCCCAGGGCGGCCGCCTACCGCCCCACGCCCCGCCCGGCGGGTGACTGGCTACGAACCTTCGGCGTACTGGGCGTCCCAGCCGGGCCCGCCGAACCACACACCGAAGTAGCCCGGCACCAACTCGCCCGAGCCAAGCGGATCTGGTCGCATGAAGTACTCGTTCGGCAGGACCTTGTAGGTCAGCTCAGCGGTGTCCGGGTCGGTCTTGGACCGCTTCTTCGCGCCCTGACCGTCGAGCCGGACCGCCGGATACCCCTCGAAGCGGTACACGTAGCCGCCGGAAGTCCGCCGCCCGAACACCAAACCGATCTGGTACTCGGCGGTGGTCTCCAGATCCACCGTGGGGCCCTCGAAGTAGTCCGGCTCGCCGGGCAACGCGACCAGCGGTTCACCGGCCGCGTCGCACAGCGGCAGTTCGGCTTCGAGGCGGTGAATCAGCGGATCGGCCGTCGCCAGGGCGGTGAACTTCACCGAGTACTTCTTCTCGGTGGTCTCGGAGTCGACCGGGAACTTCGACTGCAGCACCATCAGGTCGTCGCTGCTGGTGTCCGGTTCGCGTTCCGCGCCGCCGTCCTCGGTGTTTACACCGATGGTCCACCATCCGTCGTTGGCGGTCGCCACGTACTGGTAGACGCCGCTGACCCGCCTGCGGATAAGCAGATCGTTGCGGATCTGCCCGTCCTGGGCGAACGGCGACCATGCCACAGTCCCGTTCGCGTTGAACGGGGACATGTTGGTGGCGGCACCGCGGTTGTCACGGATGAAGATCGCCTGCGCGCCGCCGCGCTCGACGAACGGACGGTGGATGTCGAGGAATCCGCCGGCACTCAGGGTCGTGCCGGTTGCTGGTTGCACCATGGTGCTCCTTTTGGGGATGGGTGGGAACCGGACGGCATCCGGCGAATGGGGTTGGGCTGCAATGAACCCGGGACGGGTCCTGGCGGATCGCAGCTACGCTGCGACGTAGGAGAGGCCAGCCGCGTAGCGGGCCACATAGCGGGCGACGTTGTCGTCGCCGAACGGCTCACGGCGCGGCTTGATCAGCACCGTCAGATAGTCAATACCGACAATCTGCCCCGACGACACCGTCACATCTGGGTAGGTCAGACCCAGCAGCAGCATCCGCCGGTGAACCTTTCCCGCCCACACCTTCGCTTCGGCTTCCAACTGCCCTGACGCGGGGCTGGCCGGCGCGGCGAGTTTGTGCAGGATGTCGATCTGTACGACTGGGTCGTCCAGGCCAGCCTCGGGCTGGTCGGCGCCTGACACGCGCTGAACGAGGGCGAACGGCCACGGGTCGGACTGGGTGCGTTTCACCCCGGCCCTCAGTAGAGGGGCCAGCCAGCAGGCCATGAAGTCCTCCACATCGGGGGCGTCTTCAGCGGCCAGGGGGGCGCTCATACCTCGCGGCCATCCCCGGCGAGGTGGCCGCCGAAGTGCTGGGCGACTTTCTGCCCGATCGCGAACGCCGGTGTCGGGGTATCGGGACCAAACGGCGACTTCGACCCCGGCGCGTCCGCTTTCGTTCCGAACTCGATCATGTGGGCGCGCCAGTGGGTGTTGCCGACAACCCCTTTGCCGCGGCGCGCGGTCTGGACCACTTCCCACGCGGCGGCATAGTCCCCCTCATCGACCGGGGAGATGTCTTTCGCGTACGGGACGACGTCGTTTTTCATGTGCTCATTCAGCGCGCTGTTCACCGCGGCGTCGGCGGCGATCGCCGCGGCCAGTTCAGCATCGGAGATTCCCAACCTGATCAACGGATTTGCCATCAGCTCACCTGCCTTCTGCACAGGACGGTGACATGGTGAACGGAACCGTCGAGGTCGTATTTCGGCTGCGGTGGGCCTTCGATGAGATAGGTGAGTCCCGCGTGTTTGAGTTCCCCGTCGGGGCGCGCGGCGAGCGCGGCCGCGACGGGAGGTGCGGTGCACTTCCACATCCCCGCCGCGATATCGGTCTGCCCATCGCTCGTTTCAGCGACCGTCACGGGCCGGAACCGGCAGCCCGTCACGGCGGTCTCGGTTCGTGTCTGCCCGGTCAACCCCAGATACCCGGGCGTCCCGGACTGGGTGACCGCCACGAAGGTCACGGTCTGCCCGCCGAACGTCATGGCGCTGGGATGATCCGGAACTGGGCGAGCTTGGACGCGAGCTCGGCATCGGATGTGACCAGCGCCTCGAACCACTCGTAGTCGACGTCGTCGACCCGTTTGCGTTTGAGGTCACCGCTGTCGCGGGTGGACGAGCGGGCCCGGGAGTCCACGACGGCGATGACGGCTTGCCTCCAGTCGAGGGCCTCGGTTTCGGTGAACCCATGGGTGATCACGGCCGTCACCGACCCGTATGCGGACGTCCAGCATCCGCCGGAGCGTTTCCGCACCAACCCTAGCCGTGATACCCGCAGGTCGTCCCCAGCCAGCATGATCCCGTCGTCGTCAACTTCGTTGATCGACAACAGGTTCAAGGTCGGCAGGGACAGCACCTGGCCGCCGGGGCCGTCCACCGTCACCTCGACATCGGTTCGCACCGGGGACACATGCCAGCCGCAGTATCGGCGGGCAGCTACCAACGCTGTGTCGATCGCGGCCTGCGCGTCCCCTGTCCCAGCGAACAGCGCCAGGGTGCCGGCGGGCAGGTCGCTATGGGCCAGTTCCGGCATCGGGCTCGGTGTGCTTCTTCGGGGCGGCCTTGCGGGGAGTCACCGATCGGCGCTCGCCGGGAGCCGCGGAGGCGTCCTCGACGGTCGCGCGGCGCCGCGCGGCGTTGACCTCGACCGGTTCGAACAAATGCGTGCGGCCGGTCAGGCACGGATCGGATTCGTCGAACAGGTCGCCGGGTCGGACCACCCGCGGGATTCCGTTCTTGTCGGTGAACGCGAACGCTTCGATAGCGCGCAGGATCGCCATGGCGATCCTCCTTTCGTTGGTTTTGGCGGTGCCGGCGAGGGGCGCACCAGGTCTAGGTGCGCCCCTCGCACGACTACTAGGAGGCGGTCTCCAGGTTCAGGACACGGAACGCGCCGTCGTTGACGCTGTCCGCACCCATGCGGGTGTAGGCGTACCAGCCGCGCTGCCCGGTCGGGCGCCGCGAAGCGCCGAACAGGTGCGGGATGAACTCCACAGTCATGCCGACCCGGTCGGCGATGACGTAGTTCTGGAAGTTGCCGAAGATCGCGATGAAGTTATCCGCGGTCGCCGACGTGCTCCAGGTGGCGTCCATCGCCTCGGCCTCGCCGATCGGGCGGCCCAGTAGCTCGGCCGGACGGTCGTTGCCCACCGTGGTCCACAGACCGGCGCCGCCTGCAGTGTCGAACTGGCGGACCCGGTTGTAGATCAGGTTGTTCGCCAGCCAGGCGGCGCGGGTGCGGTGCCGGGCCGGCAGCGCCCCGTAGAGGGCGTACACGTCGGCCAGCGCGAAGGTCTCCGAGGTAGCGACAGCAACCTCCGAGGCCGTCCCGGCCAGCGCGGTGACGATGCCGACCGGCTGGTGCGAGCCGTCGCCGGCGCCGGTGATCAACGCCGCCGCCTCCAACTCGTCCTTGCCCTCGGCGAGCAGCGCTGCCACCGTGGCGGTGACGTTCTGCTCGTCCTCGAGCGCTTCGATCGAGATCGGGACGAAGCCCTGAGCCTTGTGGACGGTGATCGCCGGCTGGTCGAACGACGGCGAGTCGTCGCTGACCTCAGCAGCTTCACCGTCCCAGCTCCAGGACACCGCCGCCGAGGACACACCGTGCCACTTGTCGCCGGTCGCGACGACCTGCCGGGCGAACCGGCGGATGTCGTTGAGGGACCCGTTGGAGGTGATGATGACCGTCGGATCCAGCTGGAACGGAACCAGGTAGCCGCCGTTGGCGTCGGTCAGCGACATCGCGCGGACCTCCGACAGTGCGCGGGCCTCGTCCTGGGTCAGCAGGTGCTGGTGGTTGCGGGCCATCTTCGACCACGCACGCAGGTACGCGGGCGATGAGGTTGCCAGGCACTGCTTGGCCAGCCGGGAGTCCTTGTCGTCGAACTCCTCGATGATCTTCGCCGCAGCCTGCCGCACGTTGTCCGATGCGGCGGACATCTTCTCCACCGCCGACAGTGCGCGGGCGCGCAGTTCCGAGGCCACTTCGCCCGAGTCGCGGCCGAAGGTGCGAACCTCCGACAGGTCCCACGGGTTGCGGAACCGGCAGTCCTCGACCGAGTCCGGCTCCAGGATGGAGTCGCGGTCGTAGTCGGCGCGGGAGCCCTGCGAGGAACCGGCCTCGGTGCGCAGCCGGGGCTGACCCGGCTTACCGATCTGGGTGTGGGCCGCACGGACTCGACCCAGCTCGGCGGAGCGCTCCAGCCGGTTCATGTGAGTCACGAGGGAATCGAATTCCTCACCGCAGGTGCGGAACTCTTCGTTCTCCTCATCGGTCGGGTTGTCCAGTTCCGCGATCTGTTCCATGCGGGCGTGGACCTCGTCGGCCCGGTTGCGGGCCTGGCTGTAGGTGAGGGTCGGGCCGTCGATCTTCTTGTCGTCGTCGCTCATTGCGATCGTTCTCCTATTGCTCGAAGGTGCAGTAATCGGTCGCGCTGATTCCGCAGCCGCAGCTGCTGGTCGGTCAATCGGCGCGGTGTCGACGGGTGCTCACCTACGGGCGACGTGGTGTCGCTGGTGGATCGCTGCTCGTCGTCGGATTCCTCCGGGCGCTCGACTACGGGCTCGGTGCCGGTGTCTCGCTGCGCGGATTCATCCTGCGAGGCCGCATCCGCGATGAACACGGCCTCGGCGAGCAGCTTGCGCTGCTCGGGATCTCCGTCCCGCAGGAGATTCAGGTCGATCGACCTGACCCCCACGGACGTGTCGGCGTAGGCCGGCCACACGACCGGACCCATCTCCGGAACCTTCAACTCCTGCAGAGTGCGGATCAGAAGTTCCTCGTCGGGAATGTCTTCGTTCCAGGTTCGGCGGAGCTCCGTCTGAAGCTGGTCGTCGCGGATCGGTTTGCCGTCGAAGGTCTTCCAGGATTCACGGACCACCGAGAACCGGAAACTCATGCCATTGATGGCGCCGGCTTCGATGGCGTCACGAACCGGTGCCATGAGCCAGTTGTCGAAGATCCTGGCGACGATGTGAGCGCCGCCCTGGGGGGCGAGGTCGGGGTCGACTTCCTCGGCGATGCGTTCCAGCTTCGCGATCGGAATGGATCCGATCATCGGGTGCCGGCCGTGGTCGAACTGCACCTTCGGCGGCGATTCGCGGAACGACCGCTTCATCGCCCCGACGGCGATCTGTTCGCGGAACCGACCCTCGTAGCTGTCGATGACTGTCAAGGACCCGAACACCGCCCCGTAGCCGTCCATCAGCAGGCCGTCTCCGGTCTCCTCCTCGGAGTTGGAGCGCAACGCAAACGGAGCCTCCCGCAGAACATGCTCCATCGGCGGGCGCGCAGCCCGTGTTACGCGTGTCGTCATGCCGAACCTCCAGTGGTCGAACCGCCGGCCGGGGAGCTGGTGCCCGGCGGAAGTAGTTGGACGCTGACCAGCCCTGTGTGTTTCAGCAGGCGCAGATCACCGGAGTCGATCGCCAGGACAACGGAATCCGGCTCATACCCAGCACTGATCAACGTGGCGATCGTCGATGCCCGAATCTGGGTGATCTCCGCGGCGTCTTTCTCGTCCTCGCGGAGGAACGGCACGTTGTCGGCGTCGTACCACAGCCGCACATCCGATCCCATGTCCGGCAACACATGCCCGAGGCACCCGGCCAGGTTCTCCCACAGCGGATGGGCGGTGCCGTCCGCCAGCCGGCGGCGGGCCTGCCCGTAGTTCGAGTAGGTTGCCGCGGCAAGCCCCTCGGACAGCCCGACGATCACCGGCGGGACACCGGCCGCCGCAGCGATCCGGGTTTCCCCGCCGCCGCGCACATTCTTGAAGTCGATGTCCTTCAGGTTCGACCCGACCACCTGGGCGTCAGCCCCCGGATACAGGTGCAAGTTCCTCCACGCGTTCTCCGCGCCGGAGACCTTCGACTCGACCTCTTCGGCCCACTTCTTGATCGCTTCCCGCTCGGCGCCGAGTGGGTGCTTGATGATCATGTTCACCGTGGCGCCGTTGTCGAAGAACTTGGCCTGATGTTTCGACATGGCCAGGTCGGCGCGGATCTCCCGCAGGATCGGTGTCAGCCACGACATACCCCGGTAACTGGCCAGCGGATCAGGGATGGGCGCGAAGTGCACCACCTCGTCGGCCAGTAACCCCACCGGGTTGGTGGTTTCGCTCCGGCCGCCTTCCCAGTACAGGTAGCCGACCTTGCGCCACCCGATCTGGCCGCCGCCGACCTCCCTGGAGCCGCCGTTGATGAACCGCTGCTCCACAACCACGTCAACCCAGTCGGGGCGCAACCTGACGAACTCGCCACCGTGAACGATCCAATAGGAATTCCCCGCCAGGTCGGCATCCTGGATCATCCGCGACAGCATGTCCTGGGTTGTGCCCCCAGGCCAAGGGCGCTCCAGGATCGCCAGGTCCTTCGAGCCGAAACCGTCCGACGGTTTCCCGTCGCGCAGCCGCTGCCACCGGAACCGAACCGACGAGAACACCAACTGCCGCACCAACATGCACGCGAACACCGGGCCGTTAGCGGAGTACGCGTGAGTGGCCATCCCTACGAACGTGTTCGGCGCCAGCTCGGTGCTGCGACCGGCCAGGGTCTGCTGCACTCCCCCGACTCCGTAGCCCAAGCCGTTGTACGCGAACTGGTTGAGCAACTGCACATAGTCATCGGCACTGCGCTCCGGCTCTCGGCGCGGCCCGCGTAGCCGTTCCAGGAGCGTCACAATGAGCCCTCACGCAACAACACGGCCCCCACTGCGGCCGCCGAAGGAATCGTCAACCCGCCAGCCGCAACAAGCGCCCACCCGGCGCCGGCAAGAACAGCGACCCCAGCAACAACGAGGACGATCCCCACCGCAACCACCGCAATGGTGGCGGTGAACACTGCCTGAATCGCTGTCACAAGACTCCCGAATCCTCGACCGGACCCTCAGGTCCAGAATGGTTCCCACACTTCGACCGTCACCGGCCGGCCATGCTCGATCAGCCCATGCAACGCCAACGTCACCGCGACCAACTGTGTGATGTCACTGGCACGGTCCTTGCGGTCCCACGCCCACGAATCCATCAGATCGCGGCGCTTTCCCGCAGCCACCGACGCCGCCAAGTGCGGCGAACCGACATGCCGCAACTTCTTCTCGGTGACGAACTCGTAGAAGTTTCCGCACGCCTTCGCCATATCGGTGGCCGTGGTGGTCACCACCGATATCCCCGACTCCTCAATCGCCGTGATCAGCGACGCAGCAGCCGACTTGTCGTCGATGACCGTCGCGCACGGCGCCCACCGATCGCACAATTCCTTCACCCGGCCCGGAATCCACCCAGTTCCCGGCAGGGATTCCACCGACTTGCCCTGCGCGGCGGGAACGATCCCGACGTGCACCAGGCCGTCAGACCGATACGCGGCCACACCGATCGCGGCCTGCGTTCTGTCCCGGTTCACGTACACCCCGAACGAAACCGGGTCGACGGGGCTGGAATCGGGGTCCTCCAACCCGGCCCACAACTCCGGGGCGATCAGAGGTCCCTCGGCGATGTCGGGCTTGTCATGCCAGCCCAACCGCTCCCGCCCGTACTCCTTCGGCGGCAAGGACTGCCGCTCAGCTTCCAGATACGCCCAACTGATTCGTCGCCCCGCCGCCGGATTCGCCATCTGGACGTACTCACGCTTGTCCATCGCGCACCCCGGGAACCCCACGATGTGGGTGCAGTCGTCGTCCTCGCACACCCGCTCCGGGGCGCAGAACTCCAAGTAACCCAGCCGGCGGCGAGGACGAGAATCCGCAGACCGGCCACGCTCCACGATCGACCGCAGCACATCCGACTCCGGGCGGGCCGCCGACGACCCGTAGACAATCTGCGCTTCCGGCCGCGTCGACAACGTCGGCATCAACGCACCCATATGGTCCGGCTTCAGCGCGAACGCCTCATCCAGAATGACCTTGTCCCCCGACAAGCCTCGGCCACCGCTAGTGGTACGTGCCTTGAACTTGATGCGCTGACCCTCCGGGCACTCATCCGACGGGGCGAGCTCGATCATCTCTTTCCCGTTGCCCGACATGATGCCGTTCGTCGGGCCAGGAGCCAACCGCTCCGCCAACACCGGGCAGTTCTGGATCAGGATCGTCAAGTCCCGGAACGCCTCCCGGGTGGTGTCCATCTCCTGCGCCGACCACACGATCAACTCCTGATCGGTGACGAACAACCACCCCAGAGCAGCCATCTTCAGAAACGCTGTCTTCAGATTCTGCCTGGCGGCGATCACCGCGAACTCGAACGCCGCCGGCTTGCCACCATCGGGTCCCAACGCGAACAACGCATCCAGAGCCATCCTCTGCTCGGGATCCGGTGCATACCCGACCAACTCGCACAGATCGGCAACCTCGGGTCCGAGGGTCTGCGAATACGGTGGGAAGTTGGCGTACGCCGGGTCAACCAGCGCGACGCTTGCGGTCACGCCGCGCCCTCAACTCATCCAGCGGGTTGGCCACCTTCGCCGAATCCCGCAGCGCCTCAGCCAGCACATCGTCCAGCCGCTTCGACAGTGCAGCCACCCCGGTATTCATCCCGGGCGCGTTCACGATCCGGCCGGCCAGTTCCAGGGCGTGCTGCCCCTTCACTGTGTTCACCCGGTCCGCGGCCTCCAACGCGGCCCTGACCGCATCGACCAGCCCGCCGGATTCGGATCGGGCGACGGCCGGCGTCCTCGGCGTGGACAACCCACCTCGAGACGCACCAACCCTGCACCGCGCCCCGCAGTATTTCGCGTGTGGGCGCTTAGCTTCAAAAGCGTTGCCGCACAACGCACATGACCGCTGCACGACATCACCTCCGTTCATCGGGCCGCACTGGTTAGGAGTTTGCTGGCCGGGTGGCCAGGGTGGTTACGCAACGCACTCCTTCCGGGGAGAGACGCGATGAC